AAGCAGGACCTCATCGAGTACCTGCGTGACTCCGACGGCAAGATCATCCTGGCCACCTACCTCGGCAAGCCAGTGTTCATGGACGACGCACTGGTGTATGGCGCGGGCAAGTACCTGTCCGTGTTCTTCGGCCAGGGCGCTTTCGGCTACGGCGAAGGCACTCCCAAGGTGCCGGTAGAGCTGGAGCGTAAACCAGGCGGCGGTAACGGCGGTGGTGCCGAGGTGTTGTGGGAGCGGAAGACCTACATCCTCCAGCCTGCCGGCTTCAGCTGGAAGGGTTCCGAGGCTCAGAACCTCAGCCCGAACGCGACCCAGTACGCAGTCGCTGCGAATTGGCAGCGTGTGTTCAGCCGCAAGCAGGTTCCGTTCGCCGCTGTGATCAGCGGTACCACCACGCCGTAATTCGGCCCACACAGCCTGGCGCCCGTATGGCGCCGGGATGCTTTTGAGGTGACTCATGAAAGTGATCTACACGGACAAGCCGGGCAAAGAGCGCGGTGTGTGCTACCGCCTGCTGAGCGAGTTTTTCGGCGTCATCGGCTCCGCGACCGAGGTGGTCGTTGATGGCGATGCACCGGATATCTTCGATGCTTACCAGGCGGCCGGCATCAAGGTTTCTGACGGCAAAGAGCAGGAAGCCCCGGAAACCGACCCTCTCAAAATGAAGGTCCCCGAGCTGAAAGAATGGCTGACCGGGAAGGGCATTACCTTCGACCCGTCTGCCAAGAAAGAAGACTTGCAGGCCTTGGTGCCGGCGGAATAAGGACAAACACATGACCGACTTCATCACCGTTGCCGATGTTGATGCCTCGCTGGGTCCTGATTGGGCCGGCACCGGTGATCCGGTCCTTGCTGTGACCATGGCCAATGCCTGGCTCACAGCCAAGATTAAACGGGCTGTTCCCGATCCGGTCCCGGCCGAGATCAAAACAGCCGGCGCCCAGGTTGCCAAAGAGGCAGCGGCGGGCAAGCTGTACACAGCAACGCAGAAGGAAGTGCAGAGCAAGACGGTATCGGCTCAGTCCGGTACGTCCGTGAGCAAGACCTACGTGGCGGGCTCTACCGATCAGTCGGCGGGCGTCAACTTCGCCCTGGCCTTGCTGGAGCCGTGGATCAAGCGCTCCGGCGTGATGATGCTGAAGAGGATCTGACCGTGGGCATGCGCGAAGAGATCCAGGCTGAATTAGCCGAGTCGTTCGACGACCCTGATGGGCTGGCCGATGCGGTTAAGCCCGTGACGGGCGTGCGCAAGATTGCGGGCGAATATGACCCCGACCTGGGTGGCGAAACGCCGGAGACCACCGTGACGTACCTAGGGCGAGGCGTCTTGGGCAGCTACCTGTCCAAGGAAATCGACGGCTCCCTGATCCAGACAACCGACAAGAAGCTGTTGGTGCTACAAAACGAGCTATTCGTGTCAGAGGCCGGCGTTCCGACGGAGGTACCGGCTGCCCCGGCCATTGGCGATATCGTCAACGGGCTGCGGGTGCTAAACGTGGCCGCCGATCCGGCAGACGCCACCTGGACGGCGCAACTGAGGAAATGACATGGCGACCCAATCCGGCAGCTTTGCCCTGAGCCTTGCCGAGTTCGCCGCCCAGGCCAGCGAAGCCATCGACGCGAGCCTGCGAGAAATCATCATCGAGATTGGCAGCAGCATCATCCGCATGTCGCCGGTGGGCAACCCCGAAATATGGGCTGCCAACGTCGCTCATCGCGATGCCAATTCCCGCGCTGCCGATGACTACGACTTCAAAGTCGCCGTCCGCAACACGCTCATCAACCTGAACGAGTCGAACTTCACAAAGGCAGGCAACCTCAAGCGCGGCGTGAAATACGCCAAGCCGCTGACAAAGACTGAGCGCGACCAGAATTTCAACGTGAATGGCCTGGTCGCCGGTCAGGACTATGTCGGCGGCCGCTTTCGGGCGAACTGGAATTTCTCTATTGGCTCTGTCGACAACAGCTTCCGCATTCACCCGGACCCGACAGGGGCTGAGGCGACTGCGCGGCTTGTGGCGGGCGCCATTGAGTTTAAGGCCGGCGAAACGGCTTTCATCGTAAACAACTTGCCCTACGCGATTCCGCTGGAGTTCGGCCATTCAACCCAGGCCCCCGGTGGCATGGTCCGGGTAACCGTGGCTCGCTTTCAGCAGATAGTGCTGGAGGCCATCAGGAACAACCAGGTATGAGTCACGCACGAGCCCGTCAGGCCATCGAAACGAAGCTAGCTGCATGGGCGGCTGCGCGCCCGATACGAGTGGCCTACCCAAACCAGCCTTTTACGCCAAGCGCTTCTGAAACGTATCTGCGAGCCTTCCAACTGCCGGCCAGCACAACCTGCCGCTATCTCGGCGGGGAGGCCTACGAGTACGCCGGTGTTTACCAGGTCAGCATCGTCTGCCCCTCTACGCAGGCCATGGCCACCGCCGAAGCGCTTATTGACGAACTGACCCGGCTGTTTCGCGTCGACACGCCACTGGTCCGCGACGGTTTCGAAGGCTTGATCACCGAGCCAGTAGATCAAGGACCAACTATTACCGAGTCGGCGACCTACACGGTCCCGGCCAGCTTCACCTATCTGGGTGTCGCAGACCAACCGCCCGCTGGGGCATAACCTACCGCCGTCAGGCGGGCACTCAAGAGGAAATACACCATGGCCGCACGCTTCCCGCTGCCGAACGGCGCTGTGCTGGAGATCGCCAGCGTTTTGGGATCTGCTGTCCCATTCACCGCCTTGACCAATGCCAAACCTCCAGTCGCAGCATCTGTTGGACACAGCATTCAAATGGGCGACATCTTGCTGGTCAACTCTGGCTGGGCGCTCATCAATGATCGCGCTGTAAAAGCATCCGGGATTACTGCCGATGCCTTTTCCTTGGCTGGCCTCAACACCACCAACACAGACAAGTACACCGTCGGCGCAGGTGCCGGCTCAGTGATTCCTGTATCCGGCTGGACGCAGATCTCGAAGGTCACGTCCTTCACATCGTCCGGGGGGGAGCAGCAGTACCAAACTGTCGGCTATCTGGAAGACGATGACGACAAACAGTTCCCGACCAACCGCAACCCCACCACGATCACCATCGTAGTAGAGGACCAGCCAACAGCTCAGTATGTGGAAACCGTCGAAGGTTATGACGACACCAAGGAGCTGGCGGTCGTCCGCATGAAGCTGCGTAACGGTGATCAGATCCTCTATCCGGGCTATGTGAGCATCACCCCTGACCCTACCATGGAGCGCAACAACGTCATGACGCGCACGATCAGCATCGGGCTTTCCGCTCGTTCGCTTCGTTATCTGGCTGGCGCATAAGGACTTCCCATGGCAAAGATCAGGATCGCCCAGAACCCTACATTCAAAGCATTCGTGCTGATTCCAATTGTCGGGGAGGAGCCCGAAAAAATTGAGTTCACCTTCAAGTATCGGGATCGGCCAGGACTTGCCGCCCTGTTTGATGATTGGAGCGCGAAGGGCAAGGAGATGCGTGCCAGTTTCGTTGAAGGGACCACATTGTCTGATGTCGTCTCTGCTGAGACCGAGCTTCAGGTGCAGCAAATCAAGGATCTCGTCGTCGGGTGGGGCTTCGATGACAAGTTCGACGAGAAGAGCATCCATGCTCTTGTGAAGTCCTGTTATGGCACCGCCGAGGCGGTAATCAACGCCTACCAGAGCGCTTTTAGCCAGGCGCGCCTGGGAAACTGAGGGCGGCAGCCAAAGCAATGTACGAAAGCGGCCCATCTGCTGAGCAGTTGGGTGTTCTCGGGCTGACGGCTGCCGATCTTGACGATGAGGATGTCGAGGTCTGGCCCTGCAACTGGCCGGCGTTCTTCCTGTTCAACCGAATGTCGACTCAGTGGCGCGCGGGCTCCGGCGGCGCGATCGGCCTCGATTACAACTGCATCCGCGACGTAGCCAGTTTCCTTGGCATCAACAAAAAGAAACTCGCTCAAATCTTCCCTGACCTCCAGGTGCTGGAAGGCGAAGCCCTGCGCGTCATGGCGGAGGAAAGGGAAAACAGCCCGTAACCGCGGGCACTTATTCAAGGTGAGTCGATGAACATTGCAGAACTCGGCGTCAAGATCGACTCGGCCGATGCAATCCAGGCGAAAACCAGCCTAGATGAGATGGCGAAGGCCGGCGGCCGGGCCGAGCAATCCGCCGTCAGCCTGATGAATGAAATGCAGGCGCTGGAGAAATCACTTTCCACCAGCGCCAAGACTACGCAGGACCTGGCAAAGCAGCGTGATGCGCTCACCAGGCTGACCAAGACCGGCGCCTATGGCGAGGCCGAGGCGGCGAAGATCTCGGCGCGGCTCGATAAGCAGCAAATCGCCTTGGCCAAGTCAGCGATGGATGAACAGAAAGCCCTGAACAGCCTGCTGGGTGCCATCGACCCGGCCCGGGCCGCATTGGCAAAGCTGGATACCCAGGTTGAGCAGCTGGGTAAGCACCTGGATGCGGGTCGTATCAACCAAGAGCAATACAACCAGGCCCTGAAGAAGATCGATGGCAAGTATGCCGAGATCGACAAGACGAGTTCGGCGTTTGCCGGCCTCGGACTGAACACCAAGGCCGCCAGGCAGAACGTGGTTCAGCTGGGAAACGCTCTGGCTGAAGGCAACATCCGCGTTGCAGCGCACAACGTTCTGGAGCTGGGGACCAATGCCGGCGCTTCGGCCGTTCGGATCGCAGCCATGGCCGCGCCTATTGGGCTTGCTGTAGCAGCGGTCGGCGCGCTGGCTTATGGATTTGTTCAGGGCAGAGCCGAAACCGACAAATACAACAAGTCGCTGATCCTCACCGGCAACTATGCAGGGGTGAGTGCCGGACAGCTCGGCGATATGGCGCGCCAGGTCAGCGCTACTGTCGGATCTACGGGGCAAGCAGCCTCCGTTTTGGCCCTGCTGGCAGACAACGGGAAGATCGCCGGTGCGAGCTTTACTGAGATCACCCAGGCCGCCGTGTCGATGCAGGAAGCGACCGGCAAGGCCGTGAGCGATACGGTTGCCGAGTTTTCCAAGCTGGCAGACGACCCCGTCAAGGCGTCCGCCGCGCTAAACGAGCAGTACCACTACCTGACTGCCTCGGTTTACTCGCAAATCGTGGCCCTGGAGAAGCAAGGCGATCACGCCGGCGCCGTGAAGCTCGCGACCGATGCCTACGCTGATGCGATCAATGAGCGCACTCCAAAGATTCTGGCAAACCTCAGTCTTTGGGAGAAGGCGTACAACGCAGTAGCTCGTGCCGCTGACGGCATAAAGAACATTGGTCGCCCTGATATTGATGCAGATATTGGGCAGGCTCGCCGCGATCTGACTGATGCCCAGAACGGCAATATCGGACTGTTCCAAAACAAAAAAGAGATGATCGAGTTCAGGCAAAACCGCCTGAACATGCTTGAGGACGAGAAGGCCGCTCAGGCCGATATCGCCAAGTGGGTGGGTGAACAAGCGAAGGCGCAGGGCGATGCAGTGTCGTCCATGGGTAAGATCGATGCACTCACAAAGTCTTCATGGACAAACGAGCAAAAGCGCGTCGAGGCGGTAAAGGAGTACAAGAAATGGCTGGAGGATATCCGCAAGGTCGACCCGAAAGATTCCCGGCTCAATCAGGCAGCGATCGACAAGAACATTGCCAACATCAATGAGAAGTTTAAGGACCCCAAAACAGCCGGCACCCAGGTTGACCTGACGGGCTTCAATGATGCCAAGAACGACCTGGCAGCGATCACCGACACCTCCAAAAATTACCAGAAGGAACTGGAAGCGGCTCAAAAGGCTGGCTTGCTGTCCGAGGAAGACTATCTGCTGCGGCGCCAGGCGTTGATCGGCAATCAGCTCGACCAAACCAAGGCGGCCTACGAGGCAGAGATTGCAGCGCTTGAGACCGCCAAAGGCAAGAAGACCACGTCGGCCGCGCAGACCATCCAGCTCGACCAGAAGATCGCTGACGCGCGAGCGGGGATGGTCAAGGCGCAGAAGGACGCTGATAGCCAGCTTGAAGTGTTGGCGACTAACGAGACCGGGCGCCTGGCGAAGCAAGAGCGCGCGATCAGCACCTACGTGCAGGCACTGGGGCAGCAACAAAGAGCCCTGGAGCTTGCCGGGCAGCGCGCCGTTATTGGCGTAGGCCAGGGTGACCGCCAGAACGCACTCAGCGGCGAACTGAACAACCAACAGGATCGGTTTGCTCAGCAGTCGCTCGAGCTTGCCAACCAGAAGTCTGACCCGTCGCGGAACATGTCAGAGGAGGAGTTCAAGCGTAAGTCGCAGGCGCTCGCCGACGCGAACAAGGCTGCCACTGACCAGATTCGGCAAAACTACGCGGATGTGGAAAATGCGCAGGGTGATTGGACCAAAGGTGCAACAGCGGCGTGGGACAACTACTTGGATTCGGCTCGCAACGTCGCCGGGCAGACAAAAAGCCTGTTCGGCAATGCCTTTAGCTCCATGGAAGATGCCGTCGTCAACTTCGCCATGACTGGGAAGCTATCCTTTGCGGACTTCACGAAGTCGATTTTGGCGGATATGGCGCGTATCGCGACCCGTCAGGCGAGTTCAGCGTTGCTTGGCAGCTTGGTTGGCGCAGCGGCGAGCTACTTCGGTGGAAGCGCCGGCGGCGGCAATGGGCTGGCCGCTGGGTCGGCCGGTGCTGCATCGTCAAATCTTGGCGCATCAGCGGGCGGCTACTCGGGCTCGTACTTCCCTCAAGCTTTGGGCGGCGCCTGGTCGGGCGGTGTGCAGATGTTCGCCGACGGCGGCGCTTTCACCAACTCGGTCGTCAGCAAACCCACAGCTTTCGGCATGGCCAACGGCAAAACCGGCGTTATGGGGGAGGCTGGAGCAGAGGCGATCATGCCACTGACTCGCACATCCAGCGGCAAGCTGGGTGTTATGGCGATGGGCGGCGGCGGGGCGGGTGCAACGCAGATCAACGTTGAGGTGCATATCGACGGAGACGGCAACGCATCATCCTCCGCCGACGCGCCTGGCTACGACCTGTTCGGCAAGGAGCTGGCGGCTTTTGTGGAGCAGAAGTACCAGCAGATGCGCAACAAGGACATGGGTCAGGGTGGCGTCATCATCAAAGCAATCAAGGGGCGCTGATGGCAATCGAACGATTTACATGGGCAACGGAGAAGGGCGCGGAAGGGGAGATTACCCAGCGCGTCCGGAGCAAAAAGTTCGGCGATGGCTATGAGCAGTCGGTCGAGGACGGACTGAACAATCAGTCGGAATCCTGGCCGGTGACGTTTACCGGTATGGCCGCACGAATCCTGGAGATCAGGAAGTTCCTCGACAAGCACAAAGGGGCAAAGGCGTTTCTCTGGACGCCACCACTCGGCGTGCTTGGGCTCTACAAGTGCAACGGCTACAAGCCTGTTCACCGTGGCGGCCAGGTCTACGCCATCACCGCCACCTTCCAGCAAACCTTTCACCCCTGAGATAACGGCCCATGGCACTGATCACGGACATCCAGAAACTGGAGCCCGGCGGCGAAATTCGCCTATTCGAAATTGACGGGACCGAGTACGGCGCCGATTACCTTCGCTTTCACGGTCACGCCATCCCGCATACACCGGACGAACTATTGGCATACGAGGGATCGGAAGCCGATCTGCCGGCTAAGTCGATTTGGTGGCAGGGTGCCGAGTACGCGGCCTGGCCGGTGCAGATAGAAGGCATTGGCTCAAGTAGCGACGGCACAGCCACCCGGCCGACATTCGCCGCTGGCAACGTCAACGGTCGCGTGACGGCGTTGTGCCTGGCGTTCGAGGACATGCTGAAATTCAAATTGACGGTTCGCGAGACCTTGGCCAAGTACCTGGACGCAGCCAACTTCCCCGACGGCAATCCAACTGCTGACCCGACCCAGGAAGCGCTGGAAATCTGGTACATCGACCAGAAGACCAGCGAGGACGGAGAGGCTGTAGTCTGGGAGCTTTCGTCCCCGGGCGAGATCGATAACCACGGACTGCCCGGCAGACAAATGACGACGTTCTGCCACTGGGCCATGACCAATGGTTACCGTGGGCCTGACTGCGGCTACACCGGCGCGGCCATGTTCGACGACGAGGACAACCCCACGGATGATCCGGCCAAGGATCAGTGCAAGGGCTGCCTGTCGTCCTGCAAGTTGCGATTCGGCGAGAACAATGAACTGTCATTCGGCGGATTCCCCGCCGTGTCCTTGATTGCCCGGAGCTGATTATGCGAAAGCACATCATTGTGGCCATCCAGGCGCATGCGGCGGCGGATTATCCGCGCGAGTGCTGCGGTCTGCTGTTGGCCGTCGGGCGGGCACAGAGGTACTTTCCGTGCCGGAATATCGCCACGGAGCCGAACGAAGAGTTCCGACTTGATCCCGAGGACTACGCCGCTGCGGAAGACCTGGGCGAGGTGATCGGTATCGTTCACTCGCACCCAGACGCCACAAGCAGGCCGTCACCGCACGACTTGGCGATGTGCGAGGCCACCGCTTTGCCCTGGCACATTCTGTCGTGGCCCGAGGGCGACCTTCGCACGATCACACCAACCGGCAGCACGCCGCTGCTCAGGCGCCCGTTCGTACACGGCGCCTGGGACTGCTGGCAGGTCTGTGCTGATTGGTATCAGCGGGAATGGGGTCTTGAATTCGAAGCCTTCCAGCGCACTGATGGCTGGTGGGAGAGCGCGGAGAACGCCAGCCTGTATGAGCAGCACTACGAGGCGGCCGGGTTTGTGCGCGTCGACCGACCGCAGCGCGGTGACATGATCGTTATGCAGGTTGGCCGGACAGTTCACCCGAACCACGCTGGCATTTACCTCGACACCGATCCGTCGCTGCCCGGGGAGGATTCAGGCGTTTTCGGCCCAGGCCCGGTTTTGCTGCACCACCTGTACGGCAGGCCGTCCGAGATCATTGTCTACGGCGGCCCGTGGCACGATCGAACTCGCTTGATTCTTCGACATCGTGATGCTCGGTGATACAGTCCCGACTTTCAGGACGAGGATTGATCATGAGGATTGTCGGATTCGCGGTTGCCGCATGTCTGGTGCTGGCTCTTTCAGGCTGTGCAGGCACCAGCTTTTCGTATGATGACGCCAGGAAGGTTCAGGTCGGCATGACTGAGGAGCAGGTAACCCAAATCATGGGGCCGCCGTACTCGGTGGTTTCTCGCACCGACGGGCAAATGTGGATCTGGAGCCACGCCAACGGCATGACCGGCGCAAGCCGAGTGATCTCTTTCCGCCTGGTGGACGGCAAGGTCGTGGAAGTACCGACTATCCCCACAAGCTTTAAATAAATCAAAGAGGGAGCGACATGCGAATTTTGATAGCGGCGGCAGCGGTGGCGATGGTCGCGGGATGCGCCTCCACGGCGATTTCAGTGCGAGACGCAAAGCCGGTGCCAGCGGATGAAGTTTATGCCTTCCAGTCCAAGCCATCTAGCGAAAGTGGGAAAATCACGGTTGTGCGCGACTCCGGCGCCGTCGGATCGGGCTGCGACATCGTCGTCTATGTAGATGGGCGCAAGGCCGCGAAAATTGGTACTGGACAGCGGGCGACCTTCTATCTTCCGCCAGGCTCCCCAAATATCGGCGCCGGGCTCGCCGGATCAGGTCTGTGCGCAGGCGCTGCAATTCGCACCATCGCAGCCACGGTGCAGGCCGGAAAAGAAAGCCTGTACCGCATCAGCGGCGATATGGCCGGCTTCTACATTGGTCCCTACGTTGACTACAACTGAAAAACGAAAATCATAGAGCCGCCTCCGGGCGGTTTTTTCATGCCCGGAGAAAATGATGCAGGCACCAGTGATCAACTACCAACCCATGACGACGATTCGCCTGCATGGGCAACTCCGGCAGTTCGGAAAGTCCTTCAGGCTCGCGGTGAAATCGCCGGCGGAGGCGATCAAAGCACTATGCGTTCAGATCCCTGGATTCGAGCGGTTTCTTTCGAATGCCAAGTCGCGCGGCCTTGAGTTCGCGGTGTTTCGCGATAAGCGCAATATCGGGGAGAAGGAGCTGAGCTACAACGGTGCCGGAGACATCCGCATTGCGCCCGTGGTCGTAGGCAGCAAGCGCGGCGGTATTCTTCAAACCATCGTCGGTGCGATCTTGATTGTTGTGGGTGTTATTTTCTCTGCAACGCCTTTCGGTACTCCGCTCATAGGTGCTGGCATTGGCCTCGTCGCCGGCGGCGTGATCCAAATGCTCAGCCCCCAGGCCGGAGGCCTCAAAACCAGCGCCGCGCCCGAGAATACACCCGGCTATGCCTTCGGTAGCGCGAAGAACACCACTGCATCCGGTAACCCGGTGCCGCTCTGCTACGGCAAGCGGCGGGTTGGTGGTGCGATTATCAGCGCCGCCATCTACGCCGAAGATCAGATGTAAGAATTTACCCGAAGCACCGCAGCCGCCCATGAGGCGGTTTTTTATTGCCTGGAGGAAAAGATGGGCGACGACAGCAGGATCGACATCCACGGCGCCAAGGGCGGCGAGGAGAAACCAAAGACGCCAACAGAAGCCCCGGATAGCCTGCGCTCCGTAGCCATCGCCAAAATCCTGATCGCGGTGGGCGAGGGCGAATTCGAAGGCACCCCCACGGCCAAGGACATCTACCTCGACAACACGCCGCTGCAAGACCCCCAGGGCAACATGAACTTTCCGAACGTGAAGTGGGAGTGGCGCACCGGGGCTGTGGATCAGTCGTATATCCAGGGAATTCCGTCGGTCGAGAACGAGACAACTATCAGCACCGAGCTGCGCAGCGGCACGCCGTGGGTTCGGGCAATCAGCAACACCCAGCTCTCAGCCGTACGCATTCGCTTCGCCTGGCCTGCGCTCCAGTCCGTGGATGCCAGCGGCAACATCAACGGTTACGCGATCGGCTACAAGGTCGAGTTGGCTACTGATGGCGGCGCTTATCGGGAGGTTCTGAATGAGGCCGTGTCGGGAAAGACCACCAGCCTTTACGAGCGCACCCGCCGAATCGATTTGCCCAAGGCAACCACCGGTTGGCTGATGCACATCACGCGACTGACAGCGAATCAGAACAACAACAAAATCTCCGACACGATGCAGATTGCCGGCTTCACAGAGGTGATCGACGCCAAGATTCGTTACCCGAATACCGCGCTTCTCTACATCGAATTCTCGGCCGAGCAGTTCCGCAGCATTCCGGCCGTTACCGTTGAGACCAAGCTCAAGAAGATGCAGGTGCCGAGCAACTACGACCCGGTGTCGCGCGCATACTCGGGCGTCTGGGATGGCACCTTCAAGCAAGCCTGGACCGACAACGCTGTCTGGATGACCTACGACATCACCACTGCCGACCGCTTCGGCCTTGGCCGCCGCATAAAGCCGTGGATGGTGGACAAGTGGGAGCTGTATCGCATCTCGCAGTACTGCGACCAGTTGGTGCCGGACGGGAAGGGTGGCCAGGAGCCTCGCTTCATCTGCAACCTGAATCTGCAAAGCAAGTCTGATGCCTGGTCGCTGCTGCGCGATATCTCGGCGATCTACCGAGGGATGACCTACTGGGCTCAGGGCCAGGTATTCACCCTGTCGGATATGCCGCGAGCCACGGACTTCGACTTCGCTTACACCCGCGCAAACGTGCTCGATGGCAAGTTCACCTATTCCAGCGCGTCGGAGCGCACCCGCTATACTCGCGCGCTGGTCAGCTACGACAACCCGCTGAACAACTACGACACCGATGTCACGGCGGTGACCGACCAAAAGCTGCAGCGGCGTTACGGCGACAATCCGCTCGAGATCAGCGCAATCGGCTGCACCCGCGAATCCGAGGCTCAGCGCCGCGGGAAGTGGGCTCTGTTGACCAACTCCAAGGACCGGGCCGTTACCTTCAAGGTCGGCCTCGACGGGCGCATCCCGTTGCCAGGCTACGTGATCCCGATCGCAGACGAACTGCTCGCTGGCCGGCCAGTGGGCGGGCGCATCACTGCGGTGAGCGGCAAGGTCATCACCCTGGACCGCGACACCCAGGCCAAGCCCGGCGACCGGCTTATCCTCAACCTGCCCGACGGCAAGTGCGAGGGGCGCACCGTGCAACTGGTGAGTGGCCGGAAAGTCACGGTGACCGTGGCTTATTCCGTGCCGCCCGAAGTTGAACTGGTGTGGGCGCTGGATGCCGACGACTTGGCAATCCCGCTGTATCGGGTCGTGAGCGTGATCCGGCCAGAGCCTGGCGTGTTCGAGATCTCGGCCGTGCAGTACGACCCGAGCAAGTTTGCGCACATCGACACCGGCGCGCGCCTGGAAGAGCGTCCTATCAGCGTTATCCCAATCACCGTGGTTCCAGCACCGGCCAGCGTCTCGCTGACGTCGAGCTACGCAGTGAATCAAGGCATTGCCATCAGCACCATGAACATCTCGTGGCCCGCCGTCACCGGCGCCGTCGCGTACGACGTGGAGTGGCGTAAGGACAGCGGCAACTGGATCAAGGTGCAGCGCACTGGTTCGACCAGCGTCGACGTCACCGGCATCTACTCGGGCGCCTACCTGGCCCGCGTCCGCTCGGTGAGCGCCTTTGAAATCTCCTCAGTCTGGAGGAGTTCGAGCCTCACCAACCTGCAAGGCAAAACCGGCCTGCCGCCGTCGGTGTCGTTCCTGCGCACCACCAGCGAACTGTTCGGGATCAGCATCAAGTGGGGCTTCCCACCCGGTGCAGAAGACACCCAGCGCACCGAGCTGTGGTATGGCCCGGCGAACAACCTGGCGGCGGCTACCAAGCTGGCCGACCTGGCGTACCCGCAGGCCGACTATCGCATGCAGCAGCTGCTGGCGGGGGCTACGTTGTTCTTCTGGGCGCGCCTGGTGGACCGCACCGGCAACATAGGTCCGTTCTACCCGGTGGTGAATGGTGTGATGGGCCAGTCCAGTTCGGACGCCGGGCCGATCCTTGAACAGATCAAGGGCCAGATCAACGAAACGTCGCTTGGGAAGACGCTCAACGACCGTATCAATCTTGTCGACGGTAATGGCCCGGGTTCGGTGAACAGCCGCATCAACACGGCCAAGCAGCAGTTAGAAGGCCTGATTGGCCAGATCGTCGACGCCCTTGAGTACGTTCCCAGCAAGGCCTACGCCTTGAACGACATTGTGCGAGTGGGGCAGCACCTGTACCAGGCAAACGGAGCGGTACCGCCAAATAGCCCGCCACCGAACGCAACCTACTGGACCGACATCGGCACGGTAACGCAGACGGTAAACGCCCTGGTGACGCAGGTTCAGCAGAACTCGGCGACGATCAATCAGCATGGCCAGGACATCAGCGCCCAGGCTTCGCAGTTGAATGCGGTGAGGACGACGGTAAACGATCCAGTCACCGGCGTGGTCGCCACAGCGTCGGGCCTGAGCACGCTGAAGACCTCGGTAACCACGCTCGACGGCAAGGTCAAAACCACCGCTGAACGCGTAGATGGGATCTACGTACAGGTCAATCCACCGCTGCAGGGCGACGATAGCGCGCTGATGGGGTCGGAGGCTGCCTACATTGGAGTTTGGTCCACTCAATCAGCATTGATCGAGGGGGATCTTGTCCAGGGGCAGAAAACCGAAGCCGTCGAGGTGAAGGTGGCGGCGACCGCCGCGGCAGTCGCCGCCGAGCAAACGGCAAGGGTCAGCGGCGAGGGCGCGCTCGCGTCCAGCATCGAGACGCTGAAGACCTCGGTGGGTGGCAACACTTTGGCCATCCAGACCAACGCTACGGCCATTCAAACCGTCGACGGCAAGGTCACGGCAAATTGGACTGTGCGGTTGCAGTACGAAGCTGCCACCGGCCTCTACAAGTACGCCGGAATCGGGCTCGGGTTGGAGAACGGGCCGGGCGGCCTGCAGTCGCAGTTCATCATCGACGCCGACCGGTTCGCCATCGGGCAGGCCGGCATCGTGCCCTTTGCGGTACAGGGTGGGCAGACGTTCATTAAGTCGGCTTTCATCCAGGACGGCACGATTACCAACGCCAAGATCGGCAACTACATCCAATCCAACAACTACGACCCGGGTAAGGCTGGTTGGAAGCTGTTCTTTGATGGCACGTTTGAAATCAATGGGGTTGTTCCTGGACAGGGTAGATCAATGATGACAAATAGATCATTACGGTTTTGGGACAATGGCGGCGTCAAGCGGGTCCAAATTGGGGATCTAAGCGAATGAGTGTTGGCATGAGAATTTGGGGCGCCAATGGTGCCCTCCAGCTAGATGAGAATTCATTTACAGTAAGGGTTGTATATTCACAAATTGTTCAGTTTACGGCAGGTCAAGGTAGATTTATTGATTTGGCGGTTCCCGGATATCCGGATGTTAATCCTACTTCATATGCCGCTGTTTGTATTCCAATAGCGCCATATGAAGTAAGTGGTAACCGGACACCTATTACGTATACACCTATTATCTATCCGGGTCCACCGGGTTATGTAAGAGTTTATTATGGTGCACCGGGGGGCACTGGATCTGCACCAATTGGTACAACAGCTCAGAGACTTCTAGTTATGAGGTATAAATAATGTCCTTCGGCCTGATTTTTGTAAACAACAAGGATGTTGTAACTCTTGACTCTGAATTCTCAAGACTTGTGATTGTTGAGTCTGGAACATGGACAACAAATAGCAGTCAGAATACACCAATCTTTTTTAGCAAGCCTGTAACAACTACCGAGCCCCCGTTAGTATTTGTAAGACCAAATGCTGCTAATACGTTTTACTTCTGTCAAATAATAGGAGCGCCGGGTAATTGGACAGCTGTATCCTTTTCAACAGCAATTGTTGGATCGACAGGTAAATGGTTTTCTGCTGTATTTCGATCAACACCAACTGCCACATATGGTTTGCGCTTATGGGATGCTAGTAACACCCTGATTTTTGATAATGGAACACCTTGTGCCCAATTCACAGCAACTGTAAACAACTGGACATACCTAGGTTCAACTTCAACTGGACAAGGTACAAATAGGCTTATCTGGACACCAACAGGCGGATTCCCATTAAGTAATGGTGATTATATGTTGATCAATAACATTGCTTTTGACATGCCGGGTTTGGTGTCTAGACAAGGTAATATGTATGCCTTTTGGGATTTCCCAAACGATAGAATGATCTTACAAGCGGTAGGTGTTGATTTACCCTCAGCACAATATCTACCGATGGTTTTCGCAAAACCAGTTTCTTGATTAACGATGAATATGTTACTTGGAGTTTATTATGGCAAGACAGGAAATCAACTTAGGTACAGCGCCTACAGGCGCCGGTGGTGATACCACCCGTAGCGCCGCCGCTAAAATGAACGCTATGTCTACGGAGCTCTATGCCGCCCTCGGCGGAGCGGGTGGAACTCTTCCAGGCGCCTTGCCAATTGCTAAGGGTGGCACTGGCGTAACTGATGGCCGCGCTATATTCACTGAGGTAGGCGTGCAGGCGGCATCAGGCCGGTACAACATCCAGGGTTTGTATATGGGCTGGAATGCTGCCGGGCTGGGGGAGGGGCACTTCATCGTAAACAAAGGTAATGGTAACGGTGGGTTCTCTTGGCGCTCAGTAAATGCTGGTAATACCGCCAGTGGTCCATCAATGACCTACTCATTTGATGGGATATTGAGCGTCACCACTGTATCCGCCTCGGGTGTGGCAGTAGGTACGCTAGCTGTATCGAACGAGGTTTCAGTAGAGCTTCCGGTTCGTGGAATTCGTTGCCGCACTGGTGTGAGCGGGGCTTACACGGCGAACTCTTATAACATCAACTGGACTGGCTCCAACGTTGACGTGTACATCGGCGCAACGTACGTGGGCACCATGACACTGTTCGGCTCTGACTACCGCTTCAAGAAATACATCAAGGACGCGCCGAAGACATCTTACCTGGACCGTGTCGACGCTTACCGGATCGTCACCTACCAGCGCAAAAATTTCGGCGATGTGTTCAAAGGAGATGACGTCGTTTACCAAGGGCTAATCGCGCACGAGGCACAGGCGGTCAACCCGCTTGCCGTTACCGGCGAAAAAGATGGGCTTGGCGAAGATGGCCAACCCCGCGTTCAGCAACTCGAACCGATGGCGCTGATCACGGACTTGATGGGGGCTGTCAAAGAATTGCGCGCAGAGCTCGCCGCGTTGAAGGCTGCACAGGCTTAAGCAGAACCCGTTCGCCGCAAACAAGCACACCGATACCGCCTTGAGCGGTTTTTTTTCGCCTGGAGAAAAGCTATGCCGATCACTGAAACCCGCGGCGTTCGCAACCGCAACCCCGGCAACATCGACTACAACCCAGCCAACCAGTGGCAAGGCCAGCTCAAGCCCGATCCGCAGATCGAGAACCGGTTCGCCCGGTTCGATACGCCCGAGAACGGCATCCGCGCCCTGGGCAAGGTGCTGCTGACCTACCAGCGAAAGCATGGCTTGAAGACGGTAAAGGCGATCATCAGTCGCTGGGCGCCGGCCGTGGAGAACGACACCGCAGCCTACGTGCGTGCCGTCGAGGTGAACACCGGCACCCGCCCTGGCGCCGAGGTGGACCTTTCGCAGCCGTCGGTGATGTCCGGATTCGTCAAGGCGATCATCCACCATGAAAACGCCGGGTATGCATATCCCGATGCTGTGCTGGCGGAAGGCGTGTGGCGGGCGCTGGCATGACGCCGGTGCAGAAACTGGCGAGTCTGGTGCTGCTGATCTTGGTGCTGATGGCCGTCGCCGCGGGCGTGACCTGGCAGGTGCAAGACTGGCGCATGGGAGAGAAGCTCTCCGAGCAGGCCGGCCTGCACAAGGATGATTTGGCCGCGATCAGCAATGCCGCAGCAGCCCAGGCCCGCGCAGAACAGGACAAGCGCCTGGCCATCGAGAAAGAACTCGCGGCCCAGGACCAACAACACACTCGAGAACTATCCGATGCTCAACGCAACCAGGCTCTTTTGCGCGACCGCCTTGCCACTGCTGATGTGCGGCTGTCAGTCCTCCTTGCCGACGATCCAGCCAGTGGCTGCAACGTGCCTACCGCCGCCAGCGCCGTCGGCGTGGTTCATGCAGCCCGTCGAGCCCAACTTGACCCAGCGCATGCGCAACGAATTATCGCCATCACCGACGATGGGGATAACGGATTGATCGCGCTGCGCGCCTGCCAGGCATATGTCAAAACGCTGGCTAGATAGCGATCCCTCGCTCCATATGTGACGGATCTGTCTGGAACTAAAAAAGTAATGCTTCACTCTGAACTCTGTCTTTCCAAGCTGAGTAAAAACGTGAGCATAGGCGCGAGACTGAAGAGTGAAAGGCTCAGGCTTGGTATATCTCAGGCTGAGATCGGGCGAATTGGCGGTGTTGAGGTGAATGCTCAAGGTCGCTATGAGAACAATATCAGGTTCCCGCGAGCCGACTACTTGGCTGCCGTCGCAAAGGCTGGTGTCGACGTGTTATTCGTCATCACCGGGCAGCGTACGCAGAATGGAAGCGCCGACTCTCTGAAAGCAGCCGCAGCTCTAGATAGCGCCACAGAATGTTTGGAGAAAGCAAAAGAACTTATCCACTAAGCGTCAGTAGGCGCGCTGTCGGCGTCTATGAAGCCAACGCGAAGTGGTAGTACTATGCTTGTTCCACATCTAAGTTGAGCCCCTTTGGGCTCCCGCGCTATATCCAAGGTGCCATGTACAAGCGATTAGCTGGACTTTTATTTGCGCTCACCCTCGGCTGGGTCATCACTGTTGTGTCTTTGATGCTGTACTTCTACGACCGTTAATCCCAAGGCCGAATCAATTCTGGCCCCTTATTCCTCACGTTCCCCACGGCCGTATCGACTTTGAACCACTCGAAGACCTCCGACGGCTCTCCCTGATGCAGCACCATCTGCTCGGCGCGCTCCTTGGGCGTGGCCGGGTCAAGCCATTCACGAGCCAGGTCGGGCGTCAGCACCACCGGCCGCCGGTCGTGGATGTCCACCATGCCCCCAGCGCTGTCGGCGGTGATGATCACGAAGCCGTCATGCTCACCCGGGCCCTCATCAGTGTCGGGCAGTCGGCCAATGGCGGCGCACAGCACGGGTGCACCGTCCCGCCGGCGGATCAGGTAGGGCTGCTTCTTCGGGCCGCCTTCGTCTACCCACTCAAACCAGTTATCGATGGGCGTGATTGCCCGGTGCGGCCAGATCGCGCGGAAGAACGGGCCGTGGGCCACTTTCTCGACGCGGGCGTTGATCGGCGCGGCGCGATCCTTGGCCCAGTGCGGCCGCCATCCCCAGCGCACCAGGTCGGCGTGCAGCAGGTCGCCCTGCAGGTGGAGTAGAGCGACTTGGGTTGTCGGGGCGACGTTGTAGCGTTCGAGCGGCAATTCGCCGACGGAGTTCGCCAAGGCAATAGGCATGTTCAACGCTGCCACGAAGTCGTGAATCCCCCGGTACTGGGTAAGTCTTCCGCACATAATCTTCTCCGCTCGTCCGGCTTGATGGAACGTCTGATCAGCAGGTGACCTCTACACTGCAGGCACTTATCCAGAGCATTCGTCATGGCGATCAAAATTGAGCTTAAAGCGTTAGAGCTATCAGTCACGCCAAGTCATGACACAGCGCACACACTCCAATCTTCGCAAGAGCGATATCAAGCCAGCGGACATGCCGCGAATGTCTTCAAGGACCATGGACTTATTGACAGCGCGCAGTGGGGTAAGTTGTTAAATGATGCCCTGACGGCATATGCCGACGACTTAGGCTGAGGGAGCCTCGGCGCGCTTGAGCTCCGACATTAGCCGCTGATTCTCCCTGAGAAGATAGTCGCGCTGTTCCGTAACAAGTTTCATGCTGAGGATGGCAGGCTCTGAGCATCTTTCCTTGAGCTGCTCGACTTCCACCTGAGCCGTTTTTAGGACTTCCTTTACTTCGGCTAAACGCGTAGCCAGCACATCGTTCATCTGCACCAGGCCAGTAATGTTCCACCGTGCTTTTCGCAGGAGGGCCTGAGTCTGTGTGATCTCGTCCTCGAGCAGGGCGCACTGGTGCTTGTACATTTCCAGAGGCGTAGGGCAGCCAAGCCACGCTGAGGTGTCTTCGTCAATAGGGTGCATGGTGAATCAATCCGATAGCTGTATGTTCATACAGTAATCGAGATTTAAGCACTACGCGATTTCAGGCGACGAGAGGCGTTCAATCCGGAGCCAGGAGGACTGCCAAGGTCATCTTTATAAAGTCTTGGTTGTGATCAAGGGTGTATAGGGCGCCGCGTACGTTTTCAGCGACTTCGGCAGAGCCGCGCTGCTCCACCCAGTTCGAGAGCTCCACGATAGAAGCTTCGAGCGCTAATTGATTTTCGTAGAGCTTCGAAAGCAGAGAAGGGATCAGATCTGAATTCGGCATCGGTGTTCCCCTGAGAATGCGCAGCGTAGAATTAGGAAATAGGAAGGCCGACCCAAAATTTTGAATGCCTACTACCGGCCAAGAAGCGAGATTAGCAACCCTTCAGCGCGGCAATGTAGTCAATCAACCGGCCGCAAAAGACAGCATTCGACCTACACGTTACTCTGTAACAATTGGGCAAAGGAAATGACTTGGTCCAGGCAGGCCTTACAACCGGTAGAGCCGATCGAACTGAGTCTCGTCGTTTTATATGATTACGTATGGGTTGGATACACCCATGGAGCGGGCAAGGTATCGCAACCGATGTACTCCGCGAGCTCATGTCACTTTTTTGATAATGCGATGTTGAAAAACGCTCAACGAGCGCCCTGATCACGAGGTCCAGCGCCTTTGGGCGATTACAGCTCTCCGATAGACGGCACTCCACGATACGAGTCGAACTGACGCGTGCTCATCCGAGACAGCCTGGGGCGATGCAAGGCTATAAAAACATTTTTGGGGTGAATAAGCCAATTTGTGGAATACGTATATACTACGAAAATTGCGAGTCGTAGTTGCCTAATTTGTAAAAAGAGGTCGCACAGCGTAGATGAACATAGCTGATCTGCTTGATTATTTGAAAGAGACCAGTTCCGAAATTATACGAGCCGATATAGATGAAGCTGTTCTTCTGCATTTTGATTTGATAATGGAAAGCTATCGAGAAAAACCTTTTTTCTACAAAAACCTTTTGAAGTATGACAGGTTTATGGTGGCCCTTTCTTTGCTTAGTTTTAGCTATAAGGATGATAAGCTTCCGTTATCCAAAGTTAAAGATTTTTGCCAAGGGCGAGGTTATATGTCTCGCAATAGCCTGGATGCTTATTTTTCTTTTTTAGTTTTAAGTGGCTATATGGAAGTTAAGGTAGACGTCCAAGATGGACGTCAGCGTAGTTTCCAGCCAACCGATAAAACCTTGCGCGAAGCCGCACAGTTGATCAAGTCGTGTTTACTGCCTGCGCAGATGATTTTTCCGTACGTTGGTTCTTCGCGGAGATTAGAAAGGTCACCGGATTTATTAAAAGTTTTTGCTCGTGGATTTGCCAAAATCCTCGAATCAGATTTGTTGCTGGATAAGATCCTGCCTGAAGCAAAATGGATGCTCAATAGGGACGGCGGTCACCTGCCGATGCTTGCGCTTTATGCAGATGCGCTGCGGAATGGTTCGCTGGAGACGGGGTACAACGTCTCATCCTATGTTCAAATTTCTTCGCGCTTGGGCGTTTCGAAAACTCACGTGCAGCGCATGATCAGAGAAGGTGAACTACAGGGCTATTTCAAATGCAATAAGCGTACAGTCGAGTTAAGTCCGGCATTTGTCGAGCTTATGAGGCGGGCTATGTCAATATATTTTTCAATTTCGCGAGTAAGTGTAGAGTTGGGTGTTGTGGACTACGACAACGGTAGGGTGGCTGTCGATTTACGCGATATTTAG